TATCACTCGGAAATATGCATTTGGAAAAATCCTGTTACGGCAATGCAGAGAACCAAGGCAATCGGATTATTACATAAACAACTCAAAAAAGATGCATGTATGTGCAGACAAGGATTCCCTGATAAATTGCTTGTGTTCCGTAAGCCTGGCGTTAATCCTGAACCAGTGACAAACACAAACGAAACGTTTCCTGTCGAATTGTGGCAAGAATACGCATCGCCTGTATGGATGGATATTAATCAGTCCAATACATTGCAAGCATCAAGTGCGAGAGATGCGGAAGACGAAAAACACATCTGCCCGCTTCAACTGGATGTTATCGAAAGAGCAATCAAGTTATGGACGAATCCAGGCGATGTTGTACTTACTCCGTTTGGGGGAATTGGATCTGAAGTTTATCAGGCATTGAAGATGGGGCGGAAAGGTATCGGTATCGAATTGAAAGAGACCTATTATCAGCAAGCCGTCAAAAACTGTATTAATGCCGAATCTCTTAAACAGGAAACGTTATTTGATTGGGGAGATTTCGAATGAACGAAAGAGAATACCGACTGCTGAAAAAGATATCACAGTTGGAAATGGAAAAAGATAGGCTCTTGAGAAGGCTCCAAAAAGCGGAAGATCTGAATTTTGCTGCGTTCAGAAGGAATCAGGAAATGTCTGAATATATCCGTCAACTAGAACGGTTGAACGGTGCGGAAGGAATTTATCATGTTGCATCATAATGCAGTAGTTCGTGACGGATTTACAAATGACATGGATTATGATGCTTTTCTCAAAAACAAAGAGGTCATGATTGAAGATAGCGGATTCGATCCAGAAGATATCAATCCATATTTATTTGATTTCCAACGAGACATTGTAAAATGGGCGCTCCGCAAAGGTAAAGCTGCTTTATTTGAAGACACAGGACTCGGCAAGACGATTCAGCAGTTAGCGTGGGCAGATGCCGTAGCAAAACATGAGAATGGAAAAGTCCTTATTCTGGCTCCATTGGCAGTCAGCAAGCAGACAGCGAAAGAAGCATCAAAGTTTGGAATTGAATGCACACTATGCGAATCGGATGCTGATGTCAAAAATGGAGTGAACATCACTAATTATGAGAAAATCCATCATTTCGATACAGATCAATTCTGCGGTGTTGTGTTGGATGAGAGTTCAATTTTGAAAAGCTATGCCGGAAAAACAACATCTGAGATGATCAATCGTTTCAGATTCACAAAATACAAGCTGGCATGTACGGCAACACCGTCACCGAATGATTTCACTGAATTAGGCAATCACGCTGAGTTTCTGAACGTAATGACGATGAATGAGATGCTCTCAATGTATTTTATTAACGATTCGTCAAACGGCATAGGATGGCGATTAAAAGGACATTCAGTGCATGAGTTCTTTAAGTGGATCGCTGAATGGGCAATTATGATCCGTAACCCTTCTGATCTAGGTTTTGACGGCACGAAATATCATCTGCCGAAATTGAACATCAGAAACATTGTGACTGAATCACCAACACCAGAAGGAATGCTATTTGCTATGCCAGCCGAAACACTTCAAGAACGTAGACAGGCCAGAAAAGAAAGTTTGCATATCAGAGCCAATGAAGCCGTTCGGATTGTAAAACAATTCCCTGATGATCAGTTTATCATCTGGTGCAATTACAACGATGAGAGTGCTTATTTAAAGGAACACGTTCCTGATGGTTATGAAGTCAAGGGATCAGATACAGAAGACCATAAAGAATACGGAATGATCGGATTTGCGAATAAAGAGGTTAAACGTCTTATTTCAAAGCCAAGCATCTGCGGATTTGGGATGAATTGGCAGAACTGTCATCAGATGATCTTCTGCGGATTGTCAGATTCATATGAGCAGTTTTATCAGGCAATAAGGAGATGTTACAGATTTGGCCAGACAGAAGAAGTGAATGTATATGTCATTACATCTGAAGCTGAATCAAACATTTTGAACAACATCAAAGCGAAACAGGCTCGTCACGATCAGATGAGTGATGAGATGCTGAAAGTTATTAACACAGTGACGAAAGAGAGACTGTATGCTCTGAAATTTGAACATTCAAATTACAGACCACAGAAAACGATGACAACTCCATCGTGGTTAGGAGAATAGCGAATGAACGAAACAGTGAAGGGCCTCGTTGAAGACCTTGAAAGAGGCTTCGATGGAAACCCTGAGGAATCAGCAAGAGAACTGGAACGGATGGATGGACTGTGCAGAGAAGCAGCCAATATGATCCGCAGTCAGTCAGCAAGAATCGAATACATGGACAGTGATCCATTCAGCGTACTGAACAGAATCAACGTGAATGATCACATCGAGAAAAGAGCGGTCAAGAACAAGAAAACCAACGAAACAACATACCTGTCATACCTGTCATGGGCATGGGCGTGGCAGATGCTTATGGAACTGTATCCGATGTCATACACAAGCATTAACAGATCGCCTGAAGGCTTGCCGTACTGGACAGACGGCAGAACATGTTGGGTTGATGTATCTGTCACAATCGTTTGGGATAACGGCTTCTCTGATCATCCATTAGAGAGAACCAGGAGCGAAGTATTCCCCATCATGGGTTATTCAAACCAGTCCATACCGCTCGGCTCAGTGACATCGTTCGATGTGAATACTGCTTTGCAGAGAGCATGGACAAAGTGCATCGCACGGCACGGACTTGGATTCTACATCTATGCCGGAGAGGATCTTCCAAAAGAGGAAGCCGAAGAAAAGAAAGCGGAGATGATCACAGATGATCAGCTTGCCAAGGTCATGAGCCTGTACACCGAACAGGAAATGGCTGGCATGTTGAAGCGCAAGAAGCTCTCAAATCCTTCTGAGTTTACCAAGGAGGATGCACAGAAGCTTATCGACAAGCGTGATCTCTCACTGGTCAATCAGAAGGTGGAATCCTTCTGAGATATCGTCATTCAGATACGCCTTCGCTGATCCAAGGCGATATGCCGGATGGATCGGAGGAGTGCTTAATCTGCCACAAACCGCACTGCGATTTCCATCACCTATTAACCAATGGCAGAAAGCGATTTGCGGAAACGGCTGGAGCGTGGGTGTGGTTATGCAGAGGTCACCATAACTACATCCACAACACTGCCGAAGGGCAACGCATCTGGAAGGAATGGAAAGCGCAAGCGCAGAGAAATTATGAGGCAGATCATACACATGATGAGTGGATGAAAGGAGCGCATAAGAGTTATATCTGATGGATTTATACACGGAATTACAACAGAAGACATCGCAGCTTGATATCTCGATCAAGGCTCTCCGGCAGAGTGGCACGGCTTATGCGGAAGCGGAGAAGAACTACAAAGTGTTGCTCCGGCAAGAGTGCCTGAAGCTCCGTGATGAAGGAACTGCGATAGGCATGATCGACAAGATCTGTTACGGAATTCCTTCTGTGGCTGAAGCAAGATTCAAGCGTGATGTTGCAGAAGCCGTATACAAGGCAAACTTTGAAGCGATCAATTCACTCAAGTTACAAATGAGGCTGATCGAAAATCAGTTGCAAAGAGAATGGGGAAATCCAAATGAATCAATGTGAATTAATTCTGAAATACATGAAAGAACACGGCAGTATCACTCCAACCGAAGCACTCAATCATTGCGGATCGATGAGGTTATCCGCCAGGATTCATGATCTGAGACAGCTCGGACACAACATCAAGATGGAGCTGATCACTGTGAAGACTGCCAGAGGCGTTAAAACACAGGTATCGAGGTATTCACTCGATGAATGAGCGTTTCTACTGGCTGAAGCTGAACAGAGGCTTCTTCAAACGGCATGACATCCGTATTGTTGAAGAAATGCCAAACGGTAAAGAGTACATTCTGTTTTATCTGAAACTGCTCTGTGAATCCGTTGACCATGAAGGAAGCCTCCGATTCAACGATGAGATACCTTACAACGAGGATATGCTTGCTACCATCACAAATACCAATGTCGATATCGTCAGAAGCGCAGTGAAGGTATTCACGGAACTGAAGATGATGGAGATTCTGAGCGATGGCACGATCTTTATGAGAGAGATCAGCAACATGATCGGAAGCGCAGCCAACAATGACAACGCCAACCGTCAAAGGCGGTTCAGAGAGAAGCAAAAAGATGAATCTGTTACGCCTCCGTTACTGGAGTGTTACGCAAGCGTTACAAAAAATAACGAGAGTAAGAGTAAGAGTATAGAGAAAGAGATAGAGAAAGATACTTCTAGTGTGAACTACATCTCAATTATCGATCTCTATCATGACAAATGCCCATCATTGCCAACCGTGAGAAAGGTATCTGATGCACGGAAAAAGCAGATCAGGGCAAGGCTCAGAAAATACTCAATCGAAGAAATCACCGAAGCCTTTGAGAGAGCGGAAGCATCTGACTTCCTCAAGGGAGACAACAAGAACAACTGGACTGCCGACTTCGACTGGATCATGAACGATACCAATATGGCGAAGATCCTCGATGGCAAGTATGAGAACAAGGCAAAGCCAGTCAGTACATCCGGCAAGGTTGAAGTGCCTATGCCGGACTACATGAGACAACAGATTGAAGAAATGAAGAAGAGGTTTGGTTAATGAATATTGCAGTAATCGTAGGAAGAATTACCGATGATGTGGATGTAAAAGTCACCACAGGCGGAAATAAGGTCTGCTCATTCATCGTGGCAGTAGACGATGGAGCGAACAGTGACGGCTCCAGAAGAACACAATTTCTCAGTTGCACCGCTTGGAACAAAGCAGCCGAATTCCTTGGCAGATATGTCAAGAAGGGAAACAGGATCGCAGTCCTCGGAAGAAACACCAAGCGCACCTATGAAAGCGATGGGCAGAAGCATTATGTACAGGAGATCGTGGCAGACCGTGTAGAGTTCGCAGACGGAGCAAATCAGCACAATGAAGCACAGGTCACCGCACCGCAGAACACTCCTCAGACGGCTCAGAAAGCCACTCAGCAGTCATTTATGACAGGCTTTGGCACTCCTGTTGAGATCGATGAAAGCGATCTGCCATTCTGATGTTCGGAAAAGAAGGAACAGAGCGTAATTACGCTGAGTTGGCAGCAGCCATCGTTGAAGTAGCCTCAATCGATTATGTTGATGCGCTGATCATCAATGAACGTGGCTACATCAGCGAGAAAGAATTCAGACGGAGTTTATACAAAGCAACAATCGCATACGGAAAGAACCGCTATATGCGGAAAGGCAAATTCGGCATGGTGCGACAGGACGAGGCGAAAAATAAGAGAGCGATCAAGAAGATCGTGCGGATTATCGAAATGTCCTCGCAGAGAAGAAAGGCACAGGCAGAGATCAAACAGATCGAGGCGTTCTTTCACTCCAATCTGTTCGCCCTGGCTATGCCTCACACCGATGCTGATGAGTTTATCAGACTGCTCCGGCTGAAAGCAGAGAAAGGAGAGCGTGTTAAATCTCAATACGCTAAACACTAATGACTAGGCACAAGATTGACGGAATACCCTATGACATGGAGATGATCTATCTCCTTCAGGAAGGACGGCAGATGGAATATCCGTCTGACAGAATCGCATTCTTCCGTGACACACTGGCGCCAGAGGACGAGGAAGCAAGCGATGCCGTATGGAAGATCGCTGAGAAAGACATGGATGACATGACGGCTTATGAGGTCGGTGGCATCGATCTGAGCGAACTGTGCAAGCGGATCGCAAAGAACAATTTCCTTGACCGACATTTCAAGAACGGAATCCCTAAGGAAATGATGCTGAATGAACTGAAACAGATGGGGTATAGCAGAGCCGAAATTTGAGAGGAGAGAAGCAT